AGCATTCTCCTCTAAATACTTTTGTATTGGGTTGTGTCCGTAAGCTTTGTTGTAAGTTCTGTACATTGCACCAATAGACAAGGATAGTTTTTTTCCTAGTGGTATTCTAAATCGTGCATCTGCAGATTTATAATCTATATCTACTAATTCGTTGTTGTTAGCCTCTGCTTTTACAAGCCACCATTTAGCAAGATACCTGACAAATAGTTGTTTATTTTTAAACTCTCTTCCTTGTTGGTTTCCTTCTTGATATTCAAACAAATATTCTAAACCTTTTACGTTTCCTATGTTAGAGTTTAAAGAATTGTTTTGTTCTTCTCCATCATAAAATCTTTCTTTATCTTCATATCCAAAGTGAGCTAGTTTTCTAAAACCGAATGTTTTTATTTCGTCTGCTGGGTTTCTTTGTGTTGTTTCAAATAGCTCTGATTCTTGAGTTACATAAAATGTTTTTTTGCCTTGTATAGAATTGCTTTGACTATAAGCACCATAAAAAGAAGCGTATTTAAAAATATCTTTGAATATATCAGCTTGAGCGTTTATTGTAAATAATAATAGTAGTAAGTACTTCATAGCTTAAAATTTGTCTTGTAGTAAGTTATTAATATGTTCTTGTATTCTTTCCTGTGTACTTTCTGGAAGTTTCATAGATAAACCTGCTTCTATCTTTTCTATTAGTTCTCCGTTACTATAAAGGCAAATAGTAGGCAAGAAAATAATCTTTTCGTTTGCGTGTATGTTATTATCCTTCTCTATATAAAAGGTATTAATATTATGCTCTCTAAAAGGTTTTAAAGAGTAATTATCTTTGATAAACTCGGCAGTATATAAAACGACACTAATGTCGTCTTTATAAGACTGACTATAAGTTACAGAAAAAGCAAATAGGGCAATCGCTACACATATTTTATTTTTTAGATATTTCATATAATCTTTCGTCCATTTTGTTAAGATGGTCTTTTATTTCTTTCACATCATCTTTGATTGTATTCATATCAGCTTGAACACCTTCAACAGTTGTACGAATAAGTTGGTCTTTATAGGAAAACTCAATTTTAGTAATTTCTGCTTCAGGTAATTCCATAGCTAAAGCAATCTCAGATTTTAATGTAAAGTAAGTAGTGGCTAAACTTATTGTAAAACCTACTATCATTCCTATTGTTTTTAAATCTAATGTTACGTTTGTGTTTTCTCCTATCTTTGTCATTACATTTTATTATCTTGATATTTAACTCCAAAAAAACTATGTACACCTTCATTGCTTATATCGATAGCTTTACCTGCCCAGCCGTGAGGGTGGTTTATAGTTACATTTCCCTCTTCATCTACTTCTTCTAAATCTTTCCATAGTACATCAATACAATATTTGTCTGATAATACAGGTGCTTTAGTTTCGTTTCCTTCTGCATCATATTCGCCTTGCTCTAAGACAATGTGTCCTAATTTTACAATAGTATGTTTGTGAGTAGGATATTTGTTTCCTTCTTCGTCTGTTGCGTGTGGTAAAGCAGCTATTTTAGATTCAGCATCTGATTGTGAATCAAATTCATATTTGCTAATTTTTATCATTTTTTTTTGTTTTTGATTTCCATAAATTATTCTCTTTCCACTCAATATTTACAATGTATTTATCCTCTTCTGCATAATGGTTGATTGTATGCGAGTGAGGTGTTGGTATTGCATCTACTTTTTGTAAAGCGTCTTTTCTATTGTTAAATGTATATTTCATATTAACTTGTTAATGTTTGTAATTGTGCATCTGTTAATGCTTCGTTATATACTCTTATGTCTTTTACGTTTCCATACATATAATTTGTATTAGCACCACCTTGTAATTGTAAAGAATCTAATCCTATTGGAGCAGAGCCTGTTGCATCAACATCTACTTCTTGCCCATTAATAAACAAACTAAAGTCATTAGCTTTATATTTAATTGCCATTTTATTATACTCGCTTAAATCTATTGCTGAATGAGTTAAAGTTGCTTGTGTTGCACCACCTGAACTTACAAAGCCTTTAATTGTGTTTTCTGTAGTTTCATCAAATTCGAATGATACTCTGTTGTTTATAGTACCATCAGAGATTGATATTCTTCTTGAATTAGAACTATCATAAGTTGATTTAGCCTCTATATAAAGCACTCCCTCTGTAGAATTAAACGTAGAAGCAATACCAGCATCATTACAAGTTTCAGCTGCTCTTGTCTGTGAGCTTCCATTGGTAGGAATGTAGGACGTAGCGTAGGATAAGGCTTCTAATTGTGAACCAAAAGCATAAAGATTTATATCAGAACCACTACTAATAATTCTAATACTACTTGTTGTTGAGCTTGAAGCTGTAAAGGTTGTTGTATATCTATTCCATTCATTGTTAATAGTTATAGTTTCTAATTGTGTTGTTCCGTGACTTCCAATACTAACAGAAGTATTGCCCCCATTGTTTTTGAGATAAACTGAAAGTGTATAAGTAGTTCCTGATGTAATAGATACGTTTAAACCAACTCGTGAACCTGTCCCTGCACTTACAATAGATGTAGCATTTTGCGTTCCATCAGGACTAACAGCGTTATTTATAGTAACTGTAGTGCCTGAATTTTTATCCCATTGACTAAAATCTTGCGAATAAGTAATCAAGTTGGTTGAAGCTGGTTCTAACAAAAGCGAAGGGCAAGATTGTACTACTCCATTTGATATATCGTAGTTTAGTCTTGGTATATCTGTTGCTACTGTTTGTATTAATCCGTTAGAGCCAATACGAGTTGCTGTACTTGCTCGGTCAAAAATAAAGTCTCCTTCTCCATTGTTAGGTAGTACTGAATATACTTTAGAATCTGCAATAGCAGATGGTATCATTGCTAAACTTGGTGTTGCCATAATTATATGTTAAAAGTTTGTTCTGCACAACTTAGAGCTTCTGTATTAGCTTCTACATACTGCATTCTATAATAATAATTTAAAAATATTTCTCTGTTGTTTGTACTTGTTAAACAAGCTAATTCTGTATCTGATAATGCTTCTTTAAATACTGCTACTGATTTTACTTTTCCGTAGAAATTATTAGAACCAGCAAGTAAAAAATCAAACCTATCTAAACCAACAGGAGCGTTTAAAGTTGTATCTGTAGCAACCTCTACTCCATTAATCCATAATGCAAAATCATTTGCTTTATATTTTATTGCAACTTTGTTAAAATCAGTTGTAGAAGATGCATCTACTGTTTTATCAACATATTTAATACCTCCACTTGAGAGAATTGCTCTTATTTTATTAGCTGCATTTGTGTATAAAATAACAACCCTATTATTAGAGCTTCCATCACTTAACCCTAAAAACCTATTTGAGCCACCCTCTACTAAAGTTGCTACTTCTGCATATAGAACTCCCTCTGTTGAATTTATTAAGTCGCTATTACCAGCGTTGTTTAATGTTTCTGCTGCTCTTGTAACTGTACTCCCTGATGTTGGTATGTACGATGTTGGATATGATAAGGCTTCTAATTGTGCGCCATAAATATAAATACCACTTGTACCATCTCCTAAATATGATGTACCTGAACCATCTAAAGACAAATCAAGAACTAATCTTTCTGACCCTGAAGTTGCTCTATTTTTTAATATACTACATCTATACCAGCCATTTCCATAATTTTCTATGTTAGCAGTAACCCCTGAATCAACTGTTCCAACGCTTCCAGATTGCAAATCAAAATAAGCTCCTATAACATTATTATTTGATAATTTAAACCAGTTTCTTTCTCCCTTTTTAGCAAATATAGATATTAAAATATCGCCTGATAAAGCAATTGCAGAATTTAACAATCTATGTACACCACTACTTGTATCTTCTACTAACTTAAAAGCATTAGCATTACCATCTGGAGATATAAAACCACTTACAGCTGACAAAGCACTTTTAGTCCAATAGGAATTATCAAACAACTCGCTATAAGTAAGCAAGTTAGTACTCTGTGGCTCAAGTAAGATACTTGCAGTTCCATTAGTATAATCTAATCTTGGTGTATTAGTAGCTGATGTTTCTATTAAGTTATCTGAATTAACTCGTGTGGCACTTGATGTTCTTGAAAAGTCAAAGTCTGCATCTGTTACTTCTTTTACGCTTACGTTGTCTATTGAGCCTATGAAATTTGCATCTGCTCTCAATTCAAGTTTGTTAGAAGAACCAGCTACAATAGTTTGTGAAACACTTTGAGTAGATGTTAAGCCTGTTCCTGTTGTATCTCCAACTTTAGGATATAATGTTCCTGATGACCTTATTAAATCAAATTCAACAAGGTAAGTTGAACCTTGATTAAGTGTGATATTTTGCTCTAAATCTGAAATAGTGCTTTGACTTCCATCTGAATTAGCTTTACCTCCAGATATTGTCCAACCTGTTCCCTTTGTCCAATCTGAATCTGTAGTAAAATTACCATTCACTATAAGTTCATCTCCAAATGGTATTGCAGGTTTTATAGAATTTAACACACCTACTCCATAAGCTGTTGGAGTTGTAATTATACTTGCTTTTTTTAATAAACTCATATTAACAGTTTTTAAGGTTTTCTAATAACTGAGTAGTCATTGAGTTGTTTTCGTATGTGCTTGTTCTTCTTCTTAAATCAGAAGTTAAGTATTCTATATCATAAACAGACCCCCAGTATATAGGATTAGTAGCATTTCCCCACCAACTATAACTATAATCTATTCCCCAGTTTATCGTGTTTGCCATTTCTTTATCTTGTTAAATAAAAGTTCGTATTTACTTAAATACTGTTTTAGTTTTACTATATTTTTTTCTTTTGGTTTGTATCTCAAAGTACCCAACCATTAAACGTTGCATCTGAATCAGGAAATACATCTCCTCCACTATTATTATTATACTCAGGAAATAGATCACTATTGTTGTTTATGTAATCTAAAAATCTTTGTGTATAGTATTCTGCCGTGTTTCTTGCTTTGTTTACTAGAAAGTCTACTTCTCCCTTAGAAACTGATTCAGAGTTTTCTGATGTTCCTTTAAATACACCTCCTGCTTTGATTTTGTAAGCAGCATAAGGATAATACTCTGCCTGTGCATACCATATCAACATAGGTTGTACATATTCATTTACTAAGGTTAGATAGTTTCCTGATAAACCAGACCCTGAAATATCTGCTCCTATTTTGTCGTATAGCTTAGTTCCTAAATAGTTTCTTATTTCTATTTGTTGTGCAATCTTAATAAATTGTATAAACAAATCAGTATCTGTATTACCATCGATAATACTGTTCTTAACTAAATCTGTTCTTGATATAAATAATACTGTTGCCATAATTACCTGCTTATTCCTATTTTCTTAGCGTATGCTGCCGTATATCCTTTATAAGGCATATCCTTAGGTGCTACAGGTACTTTCTGTGCATTCTTAGGATATTTAAAACCTCTACTCTTTGCTTGTGTTGTGGTAATCTCTTTGCCCATTGTTTTATCGCTTTTTAGTCTTTGGTATGTTTTACGATACCACCTGTGAGAACATCTAGCTCCTCCTTTATAAAGCCATATAGAATAATTGTCAGAACCACCTTTTCCAAAACCTGCATTAACTGCCTTTTTGCTCATTGCTACGATATCCTCTTTACGATATACCTTTTTAGCCTTAACCATTTTCTTACAAAACTCTCTTGATGTAGGTTTAGTTTTACCAGGATTGTAAGTATATCTTACTAAAAACTCTACATCAAATTGAGATGCTTGTTTTGAAGTACCATCTTGCTTACTCTTTTTTGTTTTGTTTGCTCTACCTGTACTTACTAGATTTACTTGATTGTTTAAATCTTCAACTACTCCGTCTTGCTCATCTTCAAAATCATAGTTTACTTCTGATTCATCAACAATTTCAAATTCCTTTAGTATATCTTCTTCATTCTCTCCTAAGTCGATTAACTCATCTGCTATTTCGTTGTCTATAATATCTTTAGAAAGTTTTACTCCTGTTTCTTCTTCTCTTGTTTCGTCATCCTCTACGTTCTCTAAGTCTGTAAATTCTAACGGTTGAAGCGTTTTAAAGTACAAATGCAACGAGATATTATTGTAAGCTAGTATTTTATCAAAAGACTCTATTAGAAGTCCTTGAAAGCTCTTAATTACTAAGTTGTCAAATAAGATAGCAGCAGTCTTTAATTCGTCTGCATTGTTTCCTAGTCCTGTATCATCCTTAATACCAAATAACATAGGACTTACAATTCTGTGAGATACCATTATCTTTTTAGAACTCTCTGAACTTAGAAACTCATATTGTTGGTGTGCATCACTTAACTGTACTGGCTCGATACTTGCAGCAGTTTCTGGATTGTCATTAAACGCTAATATAAATTTACCTGCATTACTAGAACCACTGAACTTTTCATATATCCTTCTTTCTATTATCTCTCTTTGCTCAGGATCAGGAGTTCCATTATTGAAATTAATTAACATACTTGGAGCTAGTCCGTTTAGTATGTTGTTTAAATGAAAGTTAGATATCTCCTCCTCTAATTCAGCGTATTGTGTACCACCTTGATAATCTACTGGACTATAATATTTAAAACCTGCTCTGTATGGCTTTATGTAAAGTATTTCTAGTCCTTCCTTAGATGTTCCGAATGCAGGTATTCTTGTTAGTTCGTTTCCTCGCTTGTACTTTGACCAATCACTAAAATAGTAATAACCCTCTATCTCTCCTTTATCATTGCACTTTTCTGCTCTGAGAGTTTGAATTGGTATATGTTCGAGTTGTACAATCTTGCTTCTATCCTTTGAATAGATAACTTGTATAGCACATTGTCCCATTAATTTTAAATCATAGCATACTTTTCTTACACAATCATTATTAAATAAAGACTTCATTTGAGCGTACTGATCAGGTCTTTTGCTTGAATTGGTAGCATCTAACCCTTTTCCGTAAATCATCTCGCTAACACCATTTATAATAGCGTTGTTGGTAGGACTTCCATTGTATCTGTCTATTAAGTATTGAAAATAATTGTTATCTCCTCCGTACTCAATCCAATCTTTACCACTAACTTCTTTTACTCTTGGCGAAGTGTAAGTGCTTAAATTTACTATACTTAAATCTGATTTGTTTTTCATATTACTATATAATCATTATCGTAAGCATCGTTTCCTGTTGGTGTTGTAAACTCTCCATTGTTTACTGAGTAACTTAAAATAGTTTGATCAGTACAAAAAACTTTGTCTTTATAAATTACATTGCTTCCCTCTTTTAGAGTTAGGTCGTAAAACCTTCCCTCTACTAATATAGGACTTAATGCTTTTGATATCACTAAATAATTTTTATCTGTTGTTGTACTTACTGAGTATGTTGTAGAGGTGTTTGTTGAATCATCTCTTAGTATCATACTTACAGTACTTGCATAGCTTCTAGGTATTACCTTGAATGTTTGAGCCGATGCAGATGTCGTTAAGTGTATCATACTTATATAACGTACAAACTTTAGATTTTGTGTATAAAAAAAGAGGAGCTTTAAAACTCCCCTCTTTCTCTAACCTAAAAATAATTAATGAAAACTTTTGTAATATACAAAAATTATTTTAATTCGGTGTAATTTGTGTTGCACTAGCATCTCCAGTTACTACAGAACCTGTAATAAAGTAAGGAGGTGCAGTTTCTTGAGCAACTAATGTCAAGGTAAAACCTGAAAGGTCTCCCATAGCAGCACCACTTACGATTGAGCCTCCTGTTACTTCTGCTCCGTGTTCTAAGCCCATTACAAAATAGTTACCGTTGTAATCTTCTACAAAAACGTGAGGTCTTGCGTGTGCGATTAATTTAAGTTCTTCTTGTGTAGCCTTTTCTAGGAAAGTAAGCGTTATGTTTAATGTTGATTCGTAGAATGTAGTTCCGTTTTCTCTTGAGCTATTCACTGCAGTTTCTAAAGAAGAGTTCCCTTTTATATCAAATTGAAATAAAGCAGGACTTCCTGCAAGGGCAGTAACTTCTCCAGCTACAATAGTTGCATCTCCAAGAGTTCCAAAATCTGCAAAGTAAACAGTCTTTAAACCACCTACTGCCGATTTACAAGGGACTTTTCTACCTGTTGTTAATGTACAAGCCATAATTATTTGTATTAAAAAAGGGTAGGTAGATTAATACCCACCCTCTTATATGTTAGTTAAAAATATTAAGAATAAAGAACTACGTCTGCTCCGACTCCGATTTGAACTCCTGCAGTATATCTCATTATTACTCTTACGTTTTGACTTCCGTCAATATCTGACATATCAATTACTTTAACTTCGTTTCTGTCATTTAATAGACCTGTTCCGAAGAATAAGTTACTTGATCTTGCAGCAACTGCAGTATTGTCAGCTAATCCTGATGTAGCATAGATTTTAACACCATCGAAGAATAAACCATCTAATGCTTGGTTGTTTCCTTTGTTGTCATATCCATTAGCTCCTAAACCTGATGCACCAAAACCACCTAAAGCTCTAACGTAAGCTCTATAGATATTTTGTGATACATAAATGTGTAGGTCATCTGCTCCGTAAACTGCACTTGGAATAGCATCAACTATTTTTCCTAATTCAGCTATTACGTTTGCTGCAGTAACAGTTCCTTGTGCAACATCTACTACAGTTCCATCAGCAGTAGCTAAAGCAGTAAATCCGTCAAAGTTTCCTTCTCCAGAAGCTCCTGACCATATAGAAGTTTCTGTTGCACTTGCTACTTCTGCTGCTACTCTTGCGATAACGAAATCAGAGAATAGAGGGGGTAAGCTATCAAATGCAGAATATCCCATTTGTGCAGCTTCCCAATCAGCGTGAAGTTCTTTTTTACAGATTTGTAAGTTTACTTGTAACTCAGTTGGAGTTATTACTTTTTCAGTAAGTGTAAGACCTGAAGTCGATGAATCGAAATCGCAATCTGCACTTCTTACTAAGTTTGAAAATGCTCCTACTTTCATAGCAGCTTTGTACTTGATGTTTGGCATAATAGTTATAGCAGCATCATCTAAAGTTTTTGCTGTTAATAAAGAAGCTGCAAGATATTTTCCTGCAAACTCTCCTGCATAACTACTACTTGTAATTGTTGGGTTTGGCATTTTTTTAAATTTTAATTGTTAGTTAATCTTTTCATTACTCTATCTAAAGTTGTTTCTTTTCTATTTTGAGCGAACTTTAAATTTGTTTTTTGTTTTACTTCTGGATTGTGAGAGATAGGCTCAGTTGCAGGAGTTTCGCTAAGTTCTTGTTTTACTTGCTCCTCTACTTCTGCCATTTCTTCTTTCTTGTCCTTCAGTTCGTTTATCATACCTTTGATTTCCTCAACGGCTGATTCAAATTCTTGTTTAGATACATAAGCCTCTACTTCTTCTTCAGCTTCTACTTCTTCTTCTTCCTGTGCTTTTATCTCTCCAATGATTCCTTCTTCGCTTATTACAAGGATTTGACCATCTTCCATTTGATATTCGCCTACAGGTACTGCTACTTTTTCATCTTCAGTAACAATAAAGATTTCGTTTCCTGCTTCAAAAGCCTCAGCTTCTAAAATTGTACCATTGTCTAGTTTAGCTTGTGCTAACTTTACTTCCTCTTGAGTTTCTTCTAGTTGTGTTTCTACTACTTTTTCCTCTCCTAAGAAAGTTTTGATTTTGTCTAAGATTTCTGTTGATTTCATATTACTATAACGTGTTAAAATTTATATTTGCATTTTTATATTTCACTTGATTGTTTTAATGCTTGTACTGCTTTTTGAACTGCCTTTAAATCTGTTTCAAGAACTTTACTAACATACAATCCTTTATAAACAAACTTACCGATTTGATCAAGATTATTTGGAGATATACCTAAATTATCAACTTCTTGTTTGAATTTAGTTGAGTTTTTTTCTATACTATTGTTTCTTTTAATAGCATCTTCGTATAAGCCAAATGCTTTTCCTAAATTACCATAAGCATTACGCAATAAAATTCGAGCTTTACTTGTTCCTGATCCATTAGCTCGAACATCAGAACTAATATCATCTAATATACCTAACTCTACCTTTTCTGTAGATAATTGTTGTTTGTTTATCTCGACTATTTTAGCCATTGTTTTTTTACTCATAACTTATTTAGTTTATTTTTTTTTATTTTACTAATTCTCTGTAGTCGTTTTGAGATTGTTTCATTAGCTCTGTCGCAATTCTATAATCACTTTCAATTTTTTGTGGCATATCTACGCCTAAATCTAAAACTGCTTTTCTAAATTCTTGATATTCTTTATCTAAATTTGAAAAATCATTAGCAAGATTTGTATATTTTTTTCTTGCAGCTTCTCTTGCATTTACTATACTAACAATATCTGATGTAAAGTTTTGTATAGATTTTTCAAAAGTTTTATTTTTTGCTTTGAAATCTTTAATGTTTGCTAACTCTACTCTCTCTGTGCTGAATAGCATCTTGCTAATTCGTTTACTCATAACTTATATTTTACCGATTCCTTGATTTATTATTTTACCCTTGCAGCACTTTACTGAATAGGTTTCTTTATCTTTACATAAACAACCTCTACGTCCACCCTTAGGACTTGTCTTACTTGGTGTTTCAAATTGTTTCATATTATTTTATTGGTATGCAATTAGGCACTAGTTTACCATTCTTAGTTTTCATTCCGTATTGTTCGTATCCTGCTTGACAAGGTGCTTTTAGATTATGTTCTTCACAAGGCATAAACCAAGTCTTACCCTCAAACTCGTGTTCGTGGTAACTCTCACAACCTATATCTTGTGCAGCTTTGATTGCTAACTCTTTAGTACCATAAGCTAATCTATCGTCTATAATAGCCATTGAGTCGTTTATAACCTCACTAGCTAATTCTATCTCTCCATCTTTTATAATAGAACGTATCACAGATAAGGTTTCTTCTGCTTCTTCTTCATCAAAGTCGTTTATAGGTTCTTTAGGTCTTTCCATCTTGTCTGCGAAGTAACCCTCTATTGAGAATCCTTTTACTTTACCTGTTTTAACAAAGTCATTCCAGATTTGGTCGTTGTTTACTTTTACTGCACCCATCCAAGTACCTACAGGAACACTTAATCCGTACTTACGAGATTTATCGTGTACCTCATCTTCTACTAACCAAGACTCTACTAAGGTTAATCCGTTAATCGTGTGTTGGTGTTCTAATGTAGCTTTTGATTGATTGCCATTCATTAAATAAAGTTGAGAAGCTCTCTCTACTGTTTCTCTTGAGAAATAAATATAATATTCTTCTTCTCCTTTTCTACGATAGATAGGTTTGTTAGGAACAAGTAAAGCACCCATTAAGATACGTTTCTCTTTGTTCACTTCTGCAAGTTTTATCTCCTCGCTTTTTAGAGCTATAAAATCTTCTTCTATTGCAGGATTTTCAACTACCGAAATAGCTTCTATACCTGTCATTTCATCGTCTCCTAATATTAGTTCAACTATTCTCATACTATTATAACGTATTAATTATTTTTTTTGTTTATCCTAAACTTGCTCCCTCAATAATATTTCTGTCAAGTTCTTGTGCAGTGCTAATATCATTAGAAACTACAAAGGCTTGAATAGGTTGTTGAGATTGTCCAGCTATAACATCTGCTAATTGGTTTGTACTGCCTTGTCCTACTATATTAAATGCAGGTGCTTGAGGTGCTGATGAGCCTCCACGACCTCCTGAAGTGTCTCCTGCACTTGAAACTGATTTTGGGTTTGTTTTTAAAATGTCTTTTACTGATTTAAAACCTATTGCTGCCGTTGCTGCAATATTTGCTAGTTTTAATGCAAAACCAAAAGGTGTTGTAGTTTTTGTTGCTAATTCTGTTGTAATACCTTGATATGTGTTTATTAATGCTGCTGCAGCTGCTGCTGCTTTACCTGCTTTAGAATTTTCTCCTAATGCTTTCGATATATTGCCTAATGTATTTTTAGCCATATTTAATTTAGCGTCTGCAACTATTTTTTCATTTTTTAAATCTTCTTCCCTTTTTTCTATTCCTTCATCTATTAAATCTAACCTCTCTCTTTCTAATGAGTTAATGTTTGTAAGTTGTTCAGACCTAAAACCTGCTACCTGTGCTTGTACTCCTGCTAATTCGTTTTCTGCTTCTATTAATGCTACTTGCAACTCTACATTGTCTTTGTTTTTTGCTAACTCTCTTTCTGCTGCTAATACTCTAAGATTAACATTTTCGAGCATTTCTTTTTCTTGCTTGTCTAGTATTTCTGCTAATTTTTGATTTGCTTTTATTCTTTCATCAATTGTTTTACTCTCATCATCTCTAATCTGTCTTTGTTTCTCAGCTTGTAAATCGTATTTTTCAATTAAGCCTTGTTGTAATGCGTTTGCTATTTGTACTTGCTTATTCAAATCTATTGTTTCTGCTGCTGAATCTATTGTAGATTTCGTATATTCTTTAATTGCACTTGTTGCATTTGTAACTGCTTCAACTGACTTATCAAAACTATTATTTACCCCTGTTAAAACATCTAACGATTCTTTACCTGCTTGTTTAACATCTTTTAAAGCTCCTTTAAAGTCTCCAGAAAATACTTTTTTAACTGCACTAGCTACAAAGCCTAAAGTGTCTAAGAATGAATTAAAACGCTCAATTAAATTATCTTTTATAGCTTGACCAAAATCTTTGATAGCCTCAACAGGATTGTTAAATATACCTTTAAAGTAATCTATCACATTTCCAACATTTGCATCTAAGAAATTAAAGAAGTCATTAAACGCAATAGATAAACTTTCAAAAGCTATATTGAAAGCATCAGCAACTTTTTGGTTTTGCTCAAATACTTCTTTAAGTTTTGAAAATGCAGCAAGTAAAAGACCAATACCGATAGCTTTTAAAGTAGTACCTATTTTACGAACTCCTTTAGCCGTGTCTTGAGTAGCTTTCTCTACACCCTCAAAACCTTTCTCCGTTTTAGAAACATTCTTGTTAAGAGTTTTAATTTCATTATTAATTCCCTCAACATCTTTTTCTATCCTGTCAGTCTTTGCCTTTAACTCAATTATTACTTCTTTTGCCATTCTTTCAATACTTTAAATGTTTCCTTAAATGTTTCAGGATATTTATATTTACCCTTTGCTATTCTTATGTTTTCTGTTTCGCCTGTTGCTACAGGCAACAACTCTAAAATGTTTTTTATCATAATATGTTTAATAGTTCTATATCTGCTTCGCCTGTCGTTAGGTTTGTTGTTATGCTATTTATTCTATAATTTTGTCCGTTAATTACAAAAATGTCATTTAAGGCATAATTTAAAACTATGTTTAATGGTAAACGTGCTTTGATTTTTGTTAGCCTGTTTTTTGTGTTAAATATATTTGTAATGTAATTGTCATAATAATTAGCAAATAATGTCCCTGTAAATGACTTTATAGGTCTATCGTACTCGTTAACCTCAGCATTAAAATTTATATTGCTTTCTCCTGAAGTGTCATTTAAGTATTTACTATTACTAGGCATATTATAATTGACAATTCCCTCATCTTGATTGTTAGGATTTAAATACGAAACATCATTACCTGAATTTCTAATAGGATAAAAAACTAAAGGTTTGCCTTTGTAAGCTTCTTGATTTTCATTTACAGACCAACCCCATTGAATTGAGGTGTTAGAACTATCTGCTCCATCTAGTAATCTTTCATATTTAAAATGTGAAAATGGTATGTTTATTTTGTATGTTGTTCCTGCTAAAAAAACTGAGCTACTATCTTGATTATAATTCACTGACCCCCACTCTTGATTAAATAGTTGCTCGTGATTCAAAGCAAAAAACTTTTTAAGTCATCATACTTAAATAATACTTCTTTATAGGGTAAAGCTACATCTATAGTCTTTGTTTCTACATTTACATACTTAGTAATATCGTAAGAGGTAGAGTTTGTAGAATGATAATAACTATCAGTGTCTGAATTGTCTAATGTTCGTACTTCTATTTCGCCTGTACTATTTACAAATGCCGTAAGATTAAACATTTTAAAAAGAGCAGTTAGAAAATCTATTACCTTTATTTCTGGCATCTGATTTTGAATATCAAATATAGGAATGTCTGGAGAAACAAAAGCTCCACTAGATGCCGTTTTGTTAGTGTAGTTGAAAGTTGTTGGAGGTCCTTCTTGTTCTTCAACCTGAAAATTTCCAGATGCAGTAAAAACAATATTGTCTAAATGTACTTTTACATTACCACTTATTCTAACTTGATAAGTTCCTGAAAAAGTAGATAAGTTAAGATTACTACCTGTTATTGTAATATTGCTTGAACTACTTGCAGATGTTGTTGTGAAAATATCAACTCCATTTCTAATAATAGTAACTTCATATACTTCAGTATTTGCAGTCGCTACATCTATAAAAATACTTAAAGAGTAAACAGAACCACTAAATACTATGTTATCCCCATTAGCTCTAAAACCTGACACGTTATCTATTCCCTGAGGAAAAACACCCCCACTAAAAGTAGATACAATAGCTTGAAGTGTCAAATCTCCTAGAACAGTAGATACTGCACCAGACTTTCTATGTAACCACATATATAAACCATAATAATTCAAATTTGTAGTCTTAAAAAAATCGTTTGAAAAGTCTATGTTTGTTGAATAACCATTACTTGTAGTGTACGTGTTTTCTATTGCTTCTATAATGCTATGTATTCTTAATGCAAATTTAAGGTCTGTATATTCAACACCTTTTTCTGTGCTTCCGTGATGTAAATTAACTAAAGTGTCTGTGTTATGTGTAGTACTGCTACTATCGTATATTAATCTTCTTGTGTGTGATATCAAAGGTACTATTAAACTATTTTTTGTCGTATCTGGGTTTAGCTGTAGTTTTGCTTTTACAGAATCGTTTTCCCAAATAGGACTCAAAAGAACCTGATATGTTTCTTCAATTACAAAATAATCTTGATTTAATGTTAATTGTGTATCACTATCTACACTTAAAACAGTTGCGAAAGTAGTATCTGTTGTATTCTTTACTCTGTCCCCTTCCGATACTGTAGTAGTAAAACTAGCAGAGTCATCTATAAGTTTATTTGATAAGGTGCTTGTTGATGATCCAGAAGCTTTAACCTCTACAAAACTAAGATTGTTTAATTTGTCATCTCCTAGTATATCTTTTAAATCTACTGTACTTCCAAAAAATGTAATCTTATATGTATGAGGTTGATTGTTTTTTAAAGTTACTCCCTCTAGTTTAATTTTACCTGTCTTAAAAGGAACGTGATTAATTTCTATTCTAGCGTTTTTCTTTGTACGCCCATCATATCCATTAACTATATCAAAATTATAGTAGTGTGAAAATACTGTGTTATTTGTAGAAGAGGCAGGAAGTGTAAAAGTCTTAGTAAAAGTCGTAAAGATTTTTGCAATATCTTTTACGTTTTGGATTGTATCAGTAAGACTAATTGTTTCATCTTTAAATAAATCAACTCTAGTATTTTGTATATATAATTGTACTTCACGTCTCATACTATATTATTAATAATATCGTTTGCATCTTCAACTTCTAAAGTGTATTGTATTAGTCTGTCGTTTAATGATGTCTTTTTAAGCAAAGAACTTGTTATTACTGTTACAGGGCGAACTACACCATTCCAATATATCCAAACATACTCACTTAATAAAATGTCCTCTATAACTTCGTTGTATTGCTCTATTACATATTCAGTATTTAATGTGAAACGTTTTTTTCCATTCTTGTTAAATGTTTGTATCTGGTGGTCTTTCGTATTGTAGTTAGATGTAGATTGTTTAAATATATTTCGTTTGTAGTTTTCTGACTTTACAGTAACATTTTCTATAGACTTTAAAAAGAAATAAAAGTCTTGGGGTATTCCGTTTTTATTTATAAAAACCATTTGTATAGGAGAGTACTTAGCACTGCATATTCTATTAACTGTCCATCTATAATTTCCTGAAGCTGCTGGAAAACTTACTCCTGATGCAGATATAGTAGTTGCAGTTGCAGTTCCTGAGTTCATATCATAAGCAACCGATGCAACATTATCAGGCAAATAAAGTACTTGACCACCTCCTGTGTTTGTTAATTCGTAATCGTTTGGGTCAATATCCTCATTCACTCCGTCTTTGAACTCACTGTAACCATAAAAGCCTGTGTGTGTTACTGCACTTTGTGCCGTTCCAGTACCTCCACCATCTACTGCAGTAAAAGTTGTTATAACATAAGATATAGCTACAGTATCTAAAACTGAGTAACTTGCTACGTAATAATCTTTTACAAGTGTTGCTATTTCAAATACTGTTCTATTGCTTGTTGCGTTTTTAAGTATTGTGTATGTAAGTGTACCGTCTATTGATAATGCTAATTGTGCTGATAAATGAGATGCTGTTGTATCAGTTACAAAGTACGGACTTCTTAATAATATGTTTGCCATTATTCAAATATTATTTTTTCTATATCTTTTACAAAATTTTCTTGTAACTCTATAGGTAGTTTTTTTAATGCTTGGTTAAAAGGTTTAGTAAAAAACATACTTGCCTTTATTCCTTTTTGAAATACGCTTCTTGCTATTAAGAATTGTAAAGATTTGTTTGTGATAAATCTACCTTTTTTGTCTCTGCCTTTTATACCTTTTCTTTTTATAAAATCTGCAAACGCTGAGGGTGGAGGCATTTTAGACTTATAACTAAAAGGTGTGTTTTTATTTTCTAAATAATTAGACTTAGAGCCTTTAACACCACGATCTTGAAACATTCCGTATTTCTCCATAAAAAACTTAACACCTATTGAATCTCCTGTTTTAAATGGAAGATACTCTAAACTATTATATAGTTTCTTATTTACGTTTTTATTACCCTTTGTTAGTCTTGACCTAGCTTGTTGTATTACAAACTTACCAAAGTTATTCAAAGCCTGTTTAGTTTGTTTTAACTGCATACGTTTATATCATTACTTATTAATACATTAAACGTACAGGCAACACCTGCTAATTCATTTTCAAACCTTTCATAAAAGAACTCACAAGAAGCATCTCCTTCTATTTGGTATTTGTCTCTATAAAGATTTCCTTTGCTTAATAACCCTACTAACTTATTTGCTACTGCTAATTGTGTATTTAGTATATCTTGTTCGTTGTTGTTTCCTCTGAATACGTCTGTTGTTTCCTCCTTAGATTGATCAACAATATCCATACACATAACTGTTATGTTAAAGTTGAGGACTTGTTCTTGTATAGTTGCAGAGTTTACTATAATATGTGATAAAGGGAATATAGTTTGTTTAGATAAATCTATGTCAAATATATCGCCAGTTGTTACTGTATTGACATTCTCATCTGTTAAGAGATTAGTCTTAATAGTTTCAGTGATTTGATAATAACCTCTTGCTCCTTGATTACTCATTCTTTATAGCTTTGTATTTAACACTTAGTAATAACATTATTAAAAAAACAATAGTGAATATATTTAAGTGAGGTTCTCCACAAATACCTAAAAAATGTTTTATTGTTTCTATCATCTATTAAATTTACTTTTTATATTGCTTGACTCAACCTCTGCTTTCTCTTTCATAAAACTTAAAGCATAAAGACAGGTATGTATGTTTAGTTTAGTGATATCTTCAAACCTTCTAATATCTCCTTGAGCGAGTCCGAAAAGTGATTGATACCACCCCCATTTTCTTCCAAAGTTAGATACTGCGCTAAATTCGTTTCCTTGTCTTGTTCCAAAGAGTTCATCATAGCTATCGACAAGTCCATTCCTAAATGATAAAAAAAAAGTATCGAACTAAGTACGGCATTCATTGGCATATCTTTCATTTTCTCTGGGTCATCTCCTGTATAGTCCTGTATTAGATATTTATCATTGTGCTTTTGTTTAATTGGTCTGTATAAGACATTCATTGCTCTATGTATGTTTTCCATATCTCCAATGTACGTATCTAAGTCTATATACTCTCCAAAACTTATATCTTCTAAGTTAGGTATGAAGCCGTAAGTCTTTCCGTTCATTTCAAACTCTCTCACTAGCTCAGGTTTCTCTGTAAACATATCAGTTAATATAAGTGTAATGTCTTTAATGCTTTTAGCTTTCATTGACATTATTGTATCGCCTCTTAGTCCACAAAAGATTTCAATCATTTTAATTGCTAAAAAGTTCTCGTCTTTTTCTTTGTCTTGTATTTTAAGATACTTTTGATATTTGTTTAAAGTAATCTCACTTAGATTGTCAGGAATGTAAACTTCTAATTTCATATATATATAACGTAAAAAATAAAACTTTTAAAAACTATCTTATAGCATATTGACCTCTATTAGGGTTCTTGAGTTGCATCATTAAAGCGTATCTAGCTGCATCAATACAATCTGGGTGTGTACCTGTTGGTTTTTGTAGATTGTTACCCTCTTTATCTTTTGCCCATACATAGCCTTGTAACTCCCTAATAAGATTTTTAGATTGTGATGTTATGTATATTTCGTTTTGGTTGATTAGGTTGATACCATAGACTATTGAATCTCTACCTTTAGTTACTGCAAAGACTTTGTGTCCATAGTTTCTTAGCTCTTGTATTGACTTAGGTTCTGCACTATCAGCGTATATGTTTTCTCGTATCTCATTAGTCTTAATAAAATAACTTAAGTCTCTATTAAGCATTCCCTTTTGATATAGTGCCTCATCAAAGATGTAACTATTGTTCCATTTGTAAAGTCTAATAATTGTTGAGGGGTCTACTGAATAACCAAAATCTAGTCCTGCACATAGTAACCTAGCCTCATCTGGTATAGTGTCTATAGGTTTCCAGTCAGGAATACATACACCCTCTAAACTACCTATCTGTCCTAGTCCGTACACTTGCCACCAATTTGCCCAATAGGTTGAGGTCTTTCCTTTTTCTCTAGCTTTTTCTATTTCTTTTACTATAGTATCAGGAAGGCTATCATTGTCTTTGTAGGTTAGGGTTATAAAGTTCGCATCTTGTTGTCCTATGAGTTCCTTGTCTACCCAGAATAGATTA